GCTTGGACATTTCTAAGAGTATCAAATCCATCACCAGCCGCATCAATCTGTACTTCATTGAGCCGTCTGAGAACTTCATTTGCAAGTGAGACATAAGTTGCCATTATTTTTACTCTTTACATAATAAAAGAAAGGGGGCAGATTGCCCACCCCCTCGGTGATAACGCTTAGGCTACGTTATACTTTGCTACAACAAGAGCTTCTGGACGAAGGATCTTGCGACCATACAAGTGCATACCACGCACAATGTCAGCAAAGCTGTCTGGATCACGATAAGTTTCAGTCTTGTTGATCTGCTGTGCCGTAGCAACAGAAGAGTCATGACCAGAAACAATCACGCCATAGTTGGTGTTTTGGTTAGCAGAACCAGCAGTTGCTGCACCAGTACCTACAGAAGGAAGGTTGTTAGAAACGTATACACGGAAACCATGTAAGTTGTCCAACATCAAACCATTGCGTAGACCACCAGACTGTCCCCAATCCATGTTCAATAGACGAGAATCCTCATCTGCCAACACTTCTTGGAATACAGAATCCACAACCAACCAACGGCCTTGCTTGTCCACGTTGTTCTGATCCATGATACGAGCCATACGTGCAATTACTTGCAACGGAGTGGCAGTAGCAGTGGCTACAGCAGTAGCACCAGATAAACGGGCAGCTAGTGGGATAGAATGCTCACCAGCACTTGAGGTAGTGATGTTGCCAAAGTCGCCTTTCTTAAGCTTATTAGCAGCTAACAATTCGTCAGAACCAGCAGAGGCGTTAGCCTTTGTGCCAGAGATAGTAGTGTTAACAACACCAGCGTTAGCATGTAAAGCACCTTGCTTGTAACCAGACAAGTAGCCCAAGATTTCTTGGTCATACTGGTCAGCCAAACGATAGGCCGCACGATTACTAGCCATAGTCAGCCAGTTGATGTGGGTCTGTTGCTCTTCAATGTCATCCAATTTAAATGCAAAGTAGTTAGACTTGTCTACAGTTAAAGTGAAATCTACGTCAGTTAAATCCTGAGTAGCAATGGCAGTACCACGGGTGTAGGCACTGACAGAAATCTCAGGCTCTTTGATAATACGTACAGAGTCACCAGCATTGGCAATCTCACCGAAGTAATCACTGTTGGTGATAGCTTCACAGATTGCTGACTTGCGAAATTCCATCTGTACTTGTTTGCTATAAATTACAGGTGAAAAATTACCTGAGTTTAAGTTGGTATAACCACTCGCTTTTGCAAAAGCCATGATATACACTCCTATATAAATTGTAATGGAGCTATGACAATATCATAGAGGCTGTCGTTAGAGGGTGCAGGTTACATGAGTTGATCGACTCGGTATAACACTGGGCCTTATCAGAGCAGGTTTGTCTATTTACTATTGTGATTGCTTATATGTTATACACGAATTTGCAGAACATATTTTGTTACTTAGTATAGGGTAGCCGAATGGAGCCTACGCTTGTGTAACGTGCTAGTGCAACTAGAGGATCAGTCCAGCTACACCAGCGGTTTTGTACAGTTATACTGATTTTTAGTTAAATGTCAAGTGTTATTTAACATTAATTTAATATTAACGTGCTTTACCTGATACGTCATATACAAAGTTACCACTACGCATTGCCTTAGCAATTGCATCTTGATGCTCTTCATACTGACGAATATCCATCTTAGCCACATCAGACTCTAGGTATTGCATCTCACCAGAGCCTTCTGTTGGTGCAGAACCTCCACTAACACTAACGTCTTGTGCAGCACTGCGACTATTACCTTTCTTTGCTTTACTCTTCTTAGTAATGCCAGCATCTAACTTGTACAAGTCAATTGCCCTAGCAGCACTAGTTGCGTCTGATTCATTATGATACAAAGAATCCTGTACCCACTTAGGCTGTGCGTCTACCCAATCATGGAACGCATCTTCCTCACGAATCTGCTCAAAGTCAGGGTGAATCTGCAATAGCTGTGCTTCTGCTTTGCCTTTGTTAGCACTAAGTTGCAGATCATCAATCTCTTTCATACGAGTACTAAGAGTTTCGTTCTGCTCCCTTGCAGCCTTCAATGCCATTGTCTGCATGATGTTAGCTACTTGAGGATACTTACTTGCCCATTCTGCAATCTCGTCCTCGGTGCTAGGTAGTTCCATGTCACCTGTAGATGTAGATTTTAATTCAGACTTTAATGAATTAATCTGTTCTTCAAAGTCGCTCTTCTGTTCTTGCTGATGCCTACGTAAATCCCCGTACCGCTTCTTAAAAGATCGCTCTTCTGCTGTATCGGGTGTTGCATCATCTTGGCGTTCCTCAGGTGTCATACCTTGCTCTGCCTTTAATGCTGCTAACTCTTCCTCGTCCTTCTTCATACGTGCTTCTTTAGTATCTACCCGCATAAATCCTTTAACTGCAGGTGTACTCTTTACTGCTTGCATTGCTTCCATGATTTTACTCTCTTGTTGGGGCTAACAGTGGGGAAGGTACAGTATTGTACCCCCCGATCTTAGGTAGCCAATAAAGGGTATTAAGTGCGTTTTGCTGCCAAAGCTCCCTTTTTAGCTTGTGCTTTTTGTTTTGCTATCTTCTTAGATGCTAGTCCTGCTGTAGGATCATTACGCATCTTTTTAATCTTAGGTTTATTAGAGGTTACTACACCACCATAGTTGAACTTATTGCCTGTTGTATTTTTACCAGTTGTTCCAGAGGTTACTTCTCCACCTCTAGTATCGTTACCTTTTTTATCTTGACCACCCTTCCAAGAATTATCACCCTTTTTGCCACCGCTATTACTATTCACAGTAGAGTAGGTACGACCTGGAGGCTGTACTGGAGGTGTAGCAATAGGCACAGGCTTAGGAGTTGGAGGTGGAGTTGGTGTAAAATTATTTCTAGCATCTTCTTTATTTTTCAAAGCTATTTCGTCTGCTAATTTTTTAGCTGCTTTATCTGCTTTGGCTTTTTTAACTGCGGCTGCTCGGTTAGCCCTTACCTCTGCTAGATTTTTAGCATCTTGAGCTTCTGTAGCCCTTAAAGCTTGCAAGTCTCTTGTGTTCTGTTTATTAGCTTCTACTTCAGCAATGTTATCCCATACAGTTCTAGTGCCTGGCTCTTTATATATCTTATGCCCGTAAGCATTAAGACCTGTTAAACCTTCAAGCCTACGCTTCTCTGCTGCAACATCACCTGTAAAAGTTTGCCAATAGGCTTGATTTAACTTTGTGTAAGGATCATTCACAGGTTTATTAGGCTGCTCTGTATTATCTTTGAATGGGCTATCGTCCCCAATGCTACCCAATACTTTACCTACAGCAGTAAGGCTACCCTTAATGTCTTCTAACTCTTCATCTGTAAAGTTTTTACCTGCGACACCGATAAGACCTGCTGGCCCCATTGCAAAACCTGCAGCAACATACTTTATTGCTTTTGCCCAATCAATAGGTTCTCCGTTAGGCATAAATCCGCTATCAGGTTCTACTTTTCCTGCGGCTCTGTTAATGGAATCCGCAGTCTTCTGTGCTGTAATTAATAAATCAGTGGGAGACTTTCCATTAGACATGAATCCATCTAAGAATCCTCTAGTAGACTCATCTCTAAATCTAGTATCATAAATCATTTTAGCTTGTGGAGTTAATGCTGCATACATTACATCCATCTCTGCCTCAGTCATATTAGGACTAGCAAGAGACTCTATTGTATTAGCCCTATCACTACGCATACGTTCTGACCTGTTTACGTCTGCCTGATAGCCGTCTTGACCTCCATCATTCCTGTAGGCTTGAGTTGCTGCGGCATCTCCACTAGGCCCAGAATTAACAGAACTAGGTCTATACGCAGCATCTAACTGAGCTTCTGGATCTGTAGTAGGATCATCAGGAACATCTTCTGACGCTACAAGTGTGTAACCTTCTGGAGCATCATAAGCTGGCTTACCATCAATAACAGGAATATAAATTTTATGTCCGTCTGCATTAACGTAAGTCATTGTATCTGTAGTAGGCACAGTTCCAAAGTTATTGCCCATAAGATCAGCGTAGTTTGCACCTTCAAAACCATCAGCTTCAGTTGGCCCTGCATACTGCCAACTACCATCATCTCGTTTTACAAAGCCACCTACGTCAAAACTCTGAACGCTGCTATCTTCCATACCATCAATCATAGCATCTATGTCAATATCTTCCATGCCGCCTGACATCTCTGGTTGCATTTGCATCTCAGGTGCAGGTGCTGGAGAACCACCCATCTGCCCTTCTTGTTCCATCTGAGCTAAACCCGACTTAGCTTGGTCACGCATCTGCATAAGTTTTTCTAAACCAATGTATCGTACAACATCAGCAGGAACGACAAACTCACCTTCACTTAGCTGTGCTGGCACATCATCTCGCACCTCTTCTGCTAAAGAGCCTGAGGGAACTTCATTACCTGATATAGGATCTACTTCGGCACCATCATCCAAGAAACCGCCTTCTGCATAACTATATTTATTGTTCATCGTTAACTCTCTCTCGTAAATACTTCAAGGATCTTAATTGCTGGATGGCACCTTGTGACTGAAACATTTCCTGTGTGTTAGTAGTTTGTTCCATCTTTCGGTGTTGTTGCTCAATGAGTACATCCAAGTATTCCGTGAATGTCTCATAAGCATCTTTGTTACTGCATAGTAGGTTGAGGGGCTTGAGGTTCATTACCACTAAATCCTTGTTCATCAGGAGTTGGTACTTGACCTATTCCTATGTTTCCATTACCTGCTCCCGTAGGATCAGATGGTTGCGGTGCGCCTTGTGCAGGGCCAGCTTGTGCTTGTGCTTCAGCCTGTTGCTTCTGCATTATCATAGCTTGCTCTTGTGCTTCTTCAATGTTGTTAGTCACCTTATCAGGATCTAGTTCCATTGACTTTGCAATCTCCCGAATGATGTACTGAGACTTCATCCAAGGTGCCAAGTTAGGATTAGCACCTACCTGTAAGAACTGCATCAAGCGTTGACTACGTACTTCATTAGCCATGAGAGACTCTGTGCCACGGGCTTTAACTTCTAAGTCACCACGGATAGACTTATCAAAGTCAAACTGCATGTTGAAGTGAAAGAAGTTCTTACCCATTGGGCCTAGCATATAGTCATCAATGTTTTTGATAACAGTCTTGATACCACCAGCAGCAGCATTCATCAACATGCTAATACCAGAACTAGTACGACCTACGCCTGACACACCTGTCTGTCCATGAGAGAAAGAAGGTAAGCCTGTAGACTCGTCTGCAAGCTGTCGTGCCTTATCAAATAGCTGTAAGTTCTCACCTGACACGTTAGGATACTTAGTACCAAACAATGCTTGACCGGGCGCACCGCCTTGCCTACGGAATACTTTTCCTGGATATAGCTGCATGTCTTGGCCAGGAACTAGGTTAGTCTCGTCAACTTCAAAGATTAAGTTACCTGACAGTACAGCGTTATCTACAGCCATACGCATGAAACCATTCATAAGAGTCTGTGTATCATCCATGTTTTCTGCCAGTGCAATACCGAACAGTGAGTATGGGTTATGCTCATACGGCACAGCGTAGTAAGGCAGACGTACTGGCTTGAATGGGTTAAGCACTGAACGAATTACACGATCATTACAGATCCAGATGTTAACCTGCAGTTCATCAGCAGACTCTAACTCTTCTGGTATCTCAATGTCATGCTCTTCAATAGTCTTCATGTCCATCACGCCCCAGTACTCTAGTACTTCAAAGCGATCCACACCTGAGTCTGTTTGATAATCCTGTAGATCATCCTCCCAGTACTTCTTAGCGTAGCTTTCACCTTGGGTGATAACATCTTCAATAACATCTTTACGGAAGAAAGGTCTACGTTTAAGATCACGT